CGGTATAAGCAACGGTATGTAGATGGTGAATGGGTGGGGTTCGAGGGCCTCATCTATGACAACTTCGATGCCCTCATTCATGTCGTTGACCCGTTTCCCATCAGCCCCAAGTGGGCTGTATACCGTTCTATTGACTTTGGCTATACCAACCCCTTCGTCTGTCAGTGGTGGTTGAAGGTGCCGGACGAACTCAACGATGATATGATACCCAAGGTCATGGGTCCAGCCGGCATCCCTGTCCCCCATCCCGGATGGCGCGGTCCCGGTCTATATTGTATCCGTGAGATCTATTACAGCGGTCGTACAGTAGAACAGCACGCACCAACCATCAACCGCTTATCTTCACCTTATCTAGTTCGTGCCTCATTTGCTGATCACGACGCCGAGGATGCCGCCACCCTAGCCCGTCACGGCATCATCACCACTCCCGCCATGAAATCGGTGTCACCCGGCATCCAAGAGGTATATGAACAGCTAGGTGGCGCTCCCACTGAGTCTGGCGACCTCATATTACCCCCTCGTGTCTTTTTCTTCCGTAATGCCCTTTATGAAGTTGACCCAAAGCTGCGTGATAAGCATCTGCCTACGTCCACTATTGAGGAACTTCCTGGGTATGAGTGGGCTAAGACCGGTGCGGGCGTACATAACCCCAAGGAAATACCGATGGATCGCAATGATCACGGCATGGACGCCATGAGGTACATGGTATATTCACTGGCCATATCAGAAGTGGCCATGAACGCGCTCACTGTAGCACGTAAAGATGAGTCACAGTTATTGTCACCACGTAATTGGGGTAGGCAGTACATCGGCGGGGAGCGTGGTAATAGGACATCGGCATCACCACGTAGTTGGCCTAAGTAAGTGATAAGGCACAGGGCATAGAGAGGTAATTGTAATGGTATCCCCACAACCGCACACGATAACCCCTAGTGGTGGCAATGGTGCAAATAAAGGACCGGTGCCAACTCGTGCTATATTGCAGACCGGACTATCGGCGTGGAAAGGCACCATCAGCGCCGAATACCTAGCAGAACTAAAGCCGTGGTCCAAGGCGTACAAGGTATATACCCAGATGGCCGACGATGCGGTTATTGGGGCGTTGTTGGACGCCATCAAATTGCCTCTCGTGGCCGCTGGATTCGATGTTGAATTGGGTGGCACTACCGACACGGATAAACGCGCCGCCGAATTCCTAAAATCCAATATTTATTCAATGAATGGGATGACGTGGCGTGAACACGTGGATGAGGCCCTATCATTCGTCGAATACGGGTTTAGTGTACATGAGAAGGTGCTGGAAAAGCGCAAGGATGGGCTACTGTATATGGCGGCACTGGTTCCAGTGGGTCAGGACACCCTACATGAATGGGGTGACCCAGATAAGTTTGGTCGTACCACTTCATTCAAACAGCGCATCACCACTGGTGGTTATAAGACCGACGCGCCCACTTCACCCGGTAGTGACAGAACCGGCATGTCATCGGGCGTTACCGAACTTCCCATGACCAAGATTCTTCATTTCGTACTTAACCCACGCAAGCGCAACCCCCAAGGCCGGTCACTGTTGCGTAACGTCTATCGCCCGTGGTATTTCAAATCCAATATTGAGGTACTTGAAGCCATAGGCGTCGAGCGAGACGTGGGTAATGTGCCGGTGGTTACCATAGGTGAGGCGGGCATATCCAGTGGGGATTTGACCCAACTGAAAGAGGTATTGGAGCATTTCCGCATTGATGAAGCGGCATACATGATATTGCCGTATGGACTTGAAATTGCCGCGTATGGTGGTGGCGGCAAGGTCTACAATACCCGTGAGATCATCGAAGCATGGGGTCATGTAATGCGCCAGCGCCTCTTCGCTGACTTCATCGCCCTCGGTGGAGGGTCAGTAGGCACCCAGGCGTTGTCACGTGAGGCCCAAGCATTCTTCTTCAAGGCGCTCATATCCATCCAGAAGAACATGTTGGAGGTATGGAACACTCAATTAGTGCCGTACCTGTTCCAGTGGAACGAGGGCAAATTCGATGACATCACCAAGGTAGAATCGACAGGCGAGCCGTCCTATCCGCGCATATCTTGGGCCAACCCTGGCCGCATGGACCTGATCAACCTCGCTACCTACATCAGTAATCTAGAACGTGCCAGGTTGATGACGCCGGGTCGCGAGCTCGAACAGCACCTACGCAATATAGCTGACCTACCGCCGCTCGCTCATGATGAAGAGGCGGATAGTGAGAAACCGGAGATAGTGGGCGGTGTGGACGGTGAAGGTAACCCGATACCCCCTGGTGGTGGTGGCCCTACCGGAAAGTCGCCGGATGGTAAGAAGGGTGGGGTAAGTGGTGATAAACAGGTAGCTGGTGGGGGTAAGGGACAGGCCGCGAGAGCCGTGAAAGAGGGCGGGGAACATAGTGAGCACGCCGAACATCCTTTTGAGTTCACTACACTAAAAGAAATTGGGGCGGGTGCTTTTAGTATAATAGACGATCGTGGTGTTGTTATAGGGAAACTACTTGTCTCCCCTATAGGCAGAGGCGGGAAGCGTGGTGTCTTCATTGAATGGATAGAGATCGATGAGGAGCATAGAGGCAATCGTGCTGTCCTGAGACAGATATTCGAGTCGCTCAAACGTATATACGACGCTGAATTCATTGCCGGTAGTAAACTCGGTCCTGGTGGTAGTTACGAAAACCAACGTGACATTGAAATAGGTGAATTTGGTGAGTTCGTTGAAGGTAGCCTTGGTGACCGTGTGCGCAATGCCGCTAAACAATACGGGCGATTGAATAACGATCTATTGCAGGACCTGGTTGAATCGGCCTACCCTGATGAACCTGCGTCGTGGCGTGCATGGCTACATTACGCCCGTCAGGTGATGTGGCAAACACTCAGGGAGATAGCCGAAGTGGGTGAAGGGCCACCGCCAAAGGAATACCGTGATGAGGGTAATGAAGGTGATGGTGAGCACGATTTTATGGCCATACGCGGGCCATACTATCACGTTACCCCGTCGGAAAACGTACCCAGCATAATGGAGAGAGGTCTACTCACATCATCAGGCGTCATGGGGATAGGTGAGGCATACGGCATGGAGAAACAGGCCGGGGTATATCTATCTCCGGATAAAGATTTCTTGTGGAAAAATCTGAAGTTCCAATTGGAAGAAGGCATCATGTGGGCGGAGAACAAGAGTAGATGGACAATGCTAGAAGTTATGATACCGGACGACAGACGCAAACTATTGAGCGATGAGGGTTACGATTATGACCGAACACAGGCAGTACGTTCGGCTCGTGGCATACCACCCGAATATATACGAGTGCTTGATAGTAGAGTGATGCCGGCAACCAAGTAGGTGACCATTGCCGTTTGCGACAAATGTATTGACCTATTTACCTACTTACTGTACAATAGTGGCGTATAGATAGCGGGGTGAAATAAATGGCCCCATTTGGTCCATACAGCGATTTTGATGACTGCGTTAGTAAAAATAGCGACAAAGGCGACCCTAAAGCCTATTGCGCCACTATTCAACGCAACATCGAGGGTGGCGACAAAGGTGGCAAGCACGTTGAACGGCACGTTGAGTGGGTTACACCTCTCATGTTCGCGGAGGGCAACATCGTGAAACGCACAATAGACGTGTTCCGTGTAGGCTCTCATACCGACTCGGCTGGCATCACCCGCGAATGGGGTGCTGGCGACCTATCCAACATGGTCAAGGCGTTTGAGGCGGGCGTTCCTGGACGAGTACCCCTCAAAATCGGCCACACCAGCGACGCATTCAATGCCCAATTGGCAGAAAAGTTGGGCATCCCTACAGAAATTCTTACTGGCGAGAGTGGCGAGGGCGCTGCATCCTTAGGCCACATCACCAAGCTCTACGTGGAGGACAACATCCTCAAGGCCGACGTGGAGCTATCCCCCCCGTTAGCCAAACTCACCGACGACAAACTGTTTAGAGACGTATCGAGTGAGATATTCGATCACCGCACCGATGGCAAAGGCGTTGAGTATGGCCCGGTGCTGTCGGCTGTAGCATTACTTGGTGCTGAGCGGCCAGCCGTGAAGGATCTAGTGGCATTCAGCACCAAGATCGATCAAAAGATGCCGGACAGGGTGCTGGCATTCACTGCATTTGAACAGGAAAAGCCCAAAGGCGAGCATAAATTCGTTCACCCCGTGTTCGTGTCTCAGTACGTGGCCTGGTTGAGAACAACTGGTGATCCGGTCAGTGAAGAGACATTCATGCAATGGTACGAGGAAAACGACCTATCCAGAGGTGGGGAGGAATTGAGTGAAGCGGAGATAACTAGTGCTTTACTGGAAGCAACCAGGCAGATGGGCATACCATTGTTCAGTGAAGCTGCGACGGATAGACTCAATCGTTCATCTCATCGTGATCATCGTGAGGCCGTCAACAAGGCTATGGGCTTCCCACTCCCAGATGAAACCTTCGCTGCTATGGAGCACGTCATGGAAGGCTCCATGAAGGACGCCCTCCTATCTGGCACCGTTCAACGCACAGGCGTCGGCAACACCGCACGTTCAGTGTGGGACCTGTTGCGTGGTGGATTCTTCAAGGGGTTCAAAGAGGGTGAGGATGGTGTTGATGATGATGATGATGATAGTGGTGAGTCGCTGTACATAGATGATGAGGATGAGTGCGAACTGTACGAAGAGTTTGCGGATGGTAAGCGCAGGCGCATACCGTGGAACACATTAGCTACTATAGCGTATCCTGTACACGCGATTCAACAGGAAGTAAGAGGTAAAGGTACAAGGACCTCCGCAATTATGGCACCCGGAGTTGCGGGTATCTCTCGTATCAGATATTTAATAAAGAAAAGGAAGAAAAGGAAGGCAGGTAGTAGCCGGAATTCCGAGCCGGTTGTGTCTGCTCTAATCTTCACCGGCACCAAGGATCAACCCGTGACTGTTGACGTGGCCAAGGCGTGGATGAAGGATCATCGCTACGTTGACGCCGATTGGACAGTGACGCAAAAAGAGGACAGGGTTACAGTCAAACCCGCCGCGTATAAGTTCAACCCATCATTACCACTTACCTACAAGTACGTGGCGTTGGGTGACAACATCAAGGCTGTAGTGGGAATGCCCGACGTCGGTGATTTTGGCGGTTCTACGCATCACATCAGCAACGGCAAAGGAGATCTCGACATGGTACAGGAAGCAACCCTTCGCAGGACCCTCGGCATTGGCCCCAAGGAAGACATCATGGCCACGGTGACTAAGCTCGTTGAGACATCCAAATTCTCCGAGTCCATGGCGTCAACCGTGAAATCCTTGGACCACGACCGGCGCATTATGCGGTATGAGGAGTCCACCAAGGCCCTCACCACTGTCACCGGCACCCCCCGCGAATTGGCCGAGAAGTTGGCCGTCATTGAGGAAAAGCACGGCGAGGGTGAAGCCAAGTCAATGTTGGCATCCTGGCAGGCTGTCCAGTCAGCCGCCGAGCGTGCAGGGGTGTTGTCCACTTTCACCGTCACCGACGCCAAGGGTACTGTTACCAAGCACCCAATTGAGGTGCAGATCGAGGAAATGGCCAAGGCCGACAAGATAACCATTCCTGAGGCCACAGCCAAATTCGCTCAGGCCAAGCCCAAGGAATGGGGCACTTACTGGCAGGAAACCAGGGTGACGGCCGCATAGCCTATCACACATCACACATCACTATTCACACACCACATATCATCATTCACCCATAAGGAGACATTGAAATGGCAGAAGCAAGTTACAGGTCAATCCCAGGGATGATCGCCGATGGAAGCCTCGCCGCCTCGCAATATCGGGGCATGGTGATCACTGAGGACTTCACGGTTGGCGTGCTCACTGACGCCAACGCCCAGCGTCCTATCGGCATCCTCCAGAACGACCCGGATGCAGCGGGTGAAGCGGCGGATGTCGCTTATGACGGAATATGCAAGGCCAGAGCCGGTGGTGCCATCACCTACGGTCAAACCCTCATCTTCGACAACAGTGGCGACCTCATTGCCGATGCCGAAGTCGTAGACGGATCCGCCGTGGACATCCATCACGTAGCTGATGCCCTCCAGGACCTGGCTACCGGTCAGGTAGGCTACGTTCTGCTGCACACCCCCATCAGGATCGGTAAGGAATAACCGGCCATACGCCATCACCATAGTACGATAAGGAGATACGACAATGCCGTTGCCAACAGTCAATGACGTCCGCGTAGTTGATCCCATCATGACGAACCTGTCCCTGGGGTTCAGGAACAAAGAGTTCTTCTATGATCGGATATTCCCACCTGTACCGGTGAACCAAGCATCCGGTACGTTCTTCATTTGGACCCGCGACTACTGGTTCAGGCGACCGGTAGGCGGGGTGCGTGCCGAGAGTGGCCCGTACAACCGCGTCGGGTTCGGCGTGGGATCGGACACCTACTCCACCCTGGAGTACGGCTGGGAATACGCCCTGGACGAAGTGACCGCCAAAAAGTCACAGACCCCTGAGTCCTTGGACGTGCTGGCGGCGCAATACCTATCCAACATCATGCAGCTTGAACTTGAAAAGCAGGCTGCGGCGGCTGGATTCGTAACCAGCGTGTGGGGCACCACCACTACCCTCACCACTACTGATCAGTGGTCCGATTACGACGCCAGCGACCCCATCGCCAACGCCGACACCGCCAAGCGCACCATCCGACGCAACACCGGTGATGAACCCAACATGATGTTCGTCGGCGCGATCACGTGGGAGAAGCTGAAGGAGCACCCGCTGATCCTGGACAAGTACAAGCATACCCAGACCGGCATTCTCACTGAGGCTCTGGTTGCTGCTGCCCTCGGCATTGACCAGCTGGTAGTGGGCAAGTCGGTGGAGAACACCGCCGTTGAGAAGGCTCCCGGTACGGCATCGTTCACCGGTGCCGACATCTGGGGCGACAGCGCCCTGTTCCTCAAAGTCACTCCATCTCCCGGCCTGATGGTGCCCAATGGTGGGTACAGGTACATCTGGGATGAGAAGGGCAACGTGCCCTGGGCCATGGAGAACTACCTCGAACCGCAGACCCGCAGCACCATTCACCGGATCTTCTCCCATTGGGCGTACAAGATCACCGGCGCTCAGTACGGGTACATCTACCTGGACACCAACGCGTAGATGGGTGAAGGGTGAGGGTGACAGGTAAAGGGTGACAAGTCAATAAATGGACAGGAGACACGCGACAGGTGACAATCGATAGGTGACAATCGATAGGTGATAGGTAATGGACGGTAGGAGGCACAAACGCGATGTACGAAGCATACAGGGTATTACGGGAGTTCCAATGGCGCGGCTACGTCTATGCACCGCAGGGTAAGTGTTGGTGTGAGTGCAACAAGGATGACGCCTCGCGCATACTCAACCATTGCACGGGAGCGGTTGGTACTTCCTGTAACTGCCCTGATGCCGCGTATTGTGGGTGTAGGATTAGGCCCGAACAGAACGGCGGCGACATTTGGATTGTCGAAGCTGGCAACACTCGCAAGCCCTACATTCTCAATCGCCGGTTCGCGATCTACGACGCATCACTACCGTCTGTTGACGAATTGCTGGCTAATCCGGCATTTGCTCGGCTCATTGAAGACCCAAGGTTGGCGGGGGTGCGATAACGCGATAAGGGGAATTGTTTATTATTTAGGTACCCTTGCTAGTTCAAGGACCCCGTAAGGGTGGTACCCGCGACTAGCGGAGACGCAGCAAGGAGAACGAAATGGCACAGTCAGACCAGATCACCGTAGTCAATTACCGCGCTCGCCCCAACCGGCTCCTCAAAGAGCTTGTCGACATCTTCGACACCTCTACCGGTCATACCCATGACGGTAGTGACTCTGCAGCTGTAGCGGCTGCTACCGCATCTCTTGATCTTGCGTATGACTATACCGGGGCTGGCGCAGGCAAGGCCATAACCGTAGACAGTGGGCCTATCGCGCTCACCAACAACGCAGCCAACAACCTCGGCATTCTGGCCATCACCAAGTCTCCGGTGGGTGCTCAGTCCGGTGTGGCTGTCCTGGTCACTGTAGGAGCATTGTCTACGGGTGCAGCCCTCCAAATTGCCAATACGGGCAGCGGTAATGACATCACCGGTGCTGCATGGAGCGTGACGGTTGCTGGTGTAGCAACCTTCGACTCCCTAGCGGTTGGGGTGATCAAGTTCACCGCTGACGTCCTGGGCACCGGTTCGGCCATGATCGGAAATGACAACGCGGGTGATGTGACCATCAATGCTCTAACGGGCAAGCAGGTCCATCTAGCCGTCAACGACGTGGACGTGGTGAACGTGAGCAATACCACATTGGCTGTAGTTGGTGCTATAACCTCGACTACATCCGTTACTGTTGGTAACACCTTCACCGTCACGTTGGGTGGTGCGGCCATCACGGGCAACTCCACCGTCACAGGTGATCTGGAAGTCACAGGCGGTCTCACCGTTGGTGGTGCCTACACCTTCTCCGGCCAGATCACCGCCTCTGCTGGCATTGATATGAACGGCACGGAACTCATCCTTGACGTGGACGCCGACACCAGCATCACCGCTTCCACCGACGACCAGATCGACTTTAGGGTCAGCGGCACGGATGTAGTGACCATCACGGCTACCGTAGTGGACATCAACGGCCTGAAACTGGACCTGGACGCCGATGCCAATACGTCTATCACAGCAGACACCGACGACACAATCGACATTGAGATCGCCGGCGCTGACGACTTTCAGTTCACGGCCAACACCTTCTCTATTCTGAGCGGGTCGGCCCTGAACATCGATTCCGGCGCTACACTCGCCGCCACCGGCATCATCACCATCGTTGACGACACCTTGTTCGGACTCGGCACGGGCAACGTCGCTAGGCTTTCCTACGACACCACTGACGCCAACGCCAACGAACTACTGTTGCAGCTTCCTGCTGGTGGTGCTACCGACGTGCCTGTCCTGGCGATAGGCCAGTCCATTGAGTCGGTTGACTTGGGGCTGTTCAACGGAGTGGTGGACCCCACCATCGCCGTCTTCGGGGTGGGCGCGGTCACTACCAGCCCACGCCTGCGGGTGTATAAGGCTCGCGGCACCATCGCCTCCCCCACCGTTGTGACCACGGGCGATGACCTATTCAGCATCGATGCCTACGGCGCGGTTGCGGCGGGTGAGTACGTTCAAGCCGCACGAATCCTGTTTGAAATGGCTGGCACGATTGCCACCACGCGAGGCCCCGGAACCATCACATTCCAAACGGCTACTGACGCAGCGCCTAGCGTTCTGACCACGGCCCTCACCATTAGTGCCGCGCAGTTGGTCACAGCTGCAGCGGGCGTCACCGTTACCACCGGCAACGTCACCGTTTCATCCGGCAACCTGGCCTTCACAGCGGCCAGTGATGTCCTCATTGCTGCGGCCACCGCTGCGGCCCTGGAGATCAGCGACGCCACCACCAAATTCTACGCCATCGATACCCGCGTCGCCACCTCTGCCGTAATTACCCACGCATTCGACATCAGTGACTACACCGTGGCGTCGGGTGCTACGGTTGTAGTGACAGCAATGTCGTTGGCGGCTCACACCCTCAACTACACCGGTGCCACTCAAGTCACGACCCAAGTGGACACGGTGGTCATCGGTGCCCGCACCATCGCCTCCGATACGGCTACTCTAACCGTGAATGAGGCCAACACCATGCTGCTGGTGGCTCCCACGGAAAGCACCAACGTCATCATCACGGCGGCATCGGCACTCAGGATCGTCAATGCTGGCGGTACCCCACTTACTCAATACGGCATCTACATTGAGGACCTGACGGTGGGTGCCACGGCTGACGTGGGCATCTACATCGCAGGCGCAGATACCGCAGCCATCTACGTTGCGGCTGACCCAATCCATGTTGCAGACAGCGTGGTGATTGGGTTTGGCACAGGCACGGGCGTTGGGGCATATGACGCCTCTATTACCTACAATGCCACGAACCTGGTCATCAACCCCAAGGTTATTGGGGCAGGGGTACTGAACGTGGCAGGCAGCGTGACGGTGCTGGGCGGTCAGGTGATTCAAGCTGACGCTGCCACCGAGATCGGCATCAGCGTGACCAATGCCGCGCTCGTCGTCGGTACTGCTGGCACACTTGTTGCCCCCTACCTTCATACCACCGCTGCAGCCTTTAGCGATGCAATAGGTGGTGATGCGGATGGCGCTATTGGCATCAACAGCGACTCTGATGCTGGTCCAATAATCACGCTAGAGGCCAGATCGCAAGGTGCCTGGGTTAGCGTGGCCCTCGCCGGGACGTTGATCCCCGCGAAACGGGCGTACACTCCAAGTTCCAAGACCCGCAACTACATGGTGCATAAGGGCCAGATATTCGAAGAGGATGGCAGATCTTGGGTGGATGAGACAGTGTGCCTGATATGCGGTGAGAAGATGGCGGTGGGGGATGAGGTGTCGATGTACGCCAACTCGCTCAGGGCCAACGGCGACCTTCACGCCATCTACGGACATTCCCATTCGGAGCGTGATGAGTACATCAGGAAGCTGGAGGCACGGATAGCCGTTCTAGAGAAGGCGTAGATAGATAAATAGAAAGAGGAACCTACATGACTATTGGAGAGGAAAGGGTGCGTCTCAGTTTCAATCCCAGCAGCAACCCAGATGTGGATAAGATCAAGCGACTTAGCGCAGACCTTATAGACGCCTGCGAATTGCTGAAACCAAAAGAACCACGGCTTGCTGCGTTGGCGCAGACGGCGTATGAGGAAGCTGCTATGTGGGCAGTAAAAGCAGCGACATAACGAGTCGGTAATAGGTGATTTGGGATTTCCGGTCACCTTAGCAAACGCCTTAGCCGGGCGTACAACCCACAGAGGAGGTTTGGTATGGCGAAGAAGAAGACGGATACGCGGACGGCCCGTAGGGAAGCTCAGGTCCAGGATAAGTCGGTCCTGGTTGAGCTAGATAACCCCACCCTCTCCAACGCATTTGGGGATCCCTTCATGCTCCAAAACTTCAGGTTTGATGAGGAGTTGTGGAGGGCGGTTCAAAAGGGTGAGAGTGATGAGGAGGTGGATGAGGACGACCTGCGCGTACAGCAATTGGTACACGCAGACCTGGCTTACTCCATAGAGTACTTCCTGCGGGCCAGGAATGCTCAGACGCGCGACAGCCTAGTAGTGTCATCTCAGACCGACGCGGACCACATCCACGATTTGGGTGAGGCCCTGCAGGTCCACCGCAAGGGCAAAGAAGGCGCACCTCTGCTCATCTCCAAGTCCGACCATCGATGGCTGCTCCAGAAGGCCAAGGAATTAGCCTTCAAAGCATTCCCGGTGGACTCTCGGATGTTCATCGACCTCATAGACGTAGCCACGCCCAAGGTCGATGATGGTGAAGGGGAGACGGACGAAGAGAAAAAGTAAGGGATAAAGGGATAAAGGGATAAAGGGATAAAGGGACGTGGACCCCCTAAGGTAAACAGTGTAATACACAATGCCGGTGGGGGTCCGCAACCTCATACCGCAAGGAGACGGAAATGGCGATAGCACTAGAAACACCTGCATACTTGGAAGGCGGCTTCACCCGTGAGCCTCAGGTCGTCAGCCCTATGTACCTGACCGGCTCATTCGTCATCGACGACACGAATGACCATCAGTTCAAAGTGGATGGTAAGGGCAAGTCGAAGATGACTGTCCTGGTTGCCAATGCCAGCGCCTTGCGGATACAGACCGTCAAAGTGTACGGGATGCACGCCATTGATGCCCTTATTGATGCGGTAGGCTCAAAGCAGATCGGCGCAACCTTCACCGTGGGAGTTTCGACCACCGAGTACCGTACCGTTGCCGATCCATTCCCCTTCTACTGCGTCCAGATCACATCCGCCGCCGCAGATGCGGGCGTACCAGTATGCACCGTGTTCATCGACTTTCATTCCGGGAGCTAACCAATGGCAACTACTCTCGCGGGACCGGCGCTTGGACAGTGGGGACGGCTCGTCCACGTTGATGAC